GGAATGCCTTGCAGGTTTCTGTACCTCGCTGTATGTGACATTTCATCCGGAAAATATTCTAATGTACTATGTTCTGGACACGCTGCTGTTCTGCCTGATTACCCGGAACATCATCTGCGGCGGTGTAAGGCTCCGCGCGATGCGCTATCCGACCGAACAGCAGAGAGAACACTTCGACAACAGCAACAATGCCGTTTCCGCTGCCGCAACTATCATCGGCTCGGCAGCGGCTCTGTTCCTGCATCTAGATTTCGTTCACATGGTATGGCTCGCTACTTTCGGCAATATGATTGATAACATTTTTTATATCTGCATCTTCTTGAAATCACGAAAGGAATGATTCTTGCGAGTTAAAGCAGCGGTGTCGCTGCACTCACAGCGGACGGCAAAGCCGACCACATACAGGCATTTGCTTAACTTAGAAACAGGTGCTGTAAAATCGCTCCGTGTTATATTCCGGTGCTGTAACTATCAAGTATACCGGAATTTCCGAAAAAAGTTAGGTGTCAAAGATGTAATACAGCAAAAATTGTAATAACTATAACTTGTTATAGCTATCGTAGCGCATAAAGTATATCTTGTTACACCTTTACTTTTTCCAGAACTCATTTAATAGGGGTTCGGGGAAATTTTCCCTGAGAAAAAATTGTGCTTTGCGGTGACTTGTTACCACAAAGTACTTGCTTGCTGGTAAAGTTTTCAGAGTGAAAAAAATCAGACGAAACAAAACCAGCAAGCACGGCAGAGCAGTGCTACAAATTTAAAAATTTGTTCACTTGCTCTGCTTGCCTGTCAGGGAATTTTCCCTGAAACCCTTATCAGATTTTTTTCAGAAGTGAGCGAAAAAATTTTTCTGAAAAAATATTTTTTCTCACAAGGGTCTTAGGGAAAATTTTCCCTAACAAGTGGTGGTATAGGTGGCATTTTAATTTGTGAACAAATTATGAAAGGTAACACCTATACCCTTGCTTGCTGGGTTTGATTTCTGAAAGTGTACGGCACTTTCTATGGCTTGCTACTTTTTCTGAAACAGCTTGACAAATTCTTTTCCTCATGATAAAATAGAAGTATAAGAAGACAAAGGCAGGGAAAAAATAATGAAGAAGAAAAAAATACTGACACCAGAGCAGCAGCTTCAGGAAAGTTTGATTCAACTGAAAAATTATCGTCCTCTGGATGATGACTTCATGCGTGAACTGTTCCGGAACAATTGGGCATTAGCTGAATTAGTTCTGAGAATTATCACAGGCATCAAAGACCTGACTCTTATCCAACAGGAAACACAATATGATTTGAAACGTCTGGTAGGTGCAAAGTCTATTTGTCTGGATGTTCTTGGAAAAGACAATCAGCAAAAACTATATGACTTGGAAATCCAAAGAGCCGATGAAGGTGCAAATCCTGAACGTGCCAGATACCATTCCAGTGCAATGGACGTTGAATTTTTATCCGAAGGACAGAATTTCAGTGAACTGCCAACTACATATACAATTTTCATTACAGAGAATGATATATTTGGTGCTGGAAAACCAATCTATCACATTAGGCGAATGGTAACAGATTTTCAAAACAGACCATTTGCTGACCGTTCTTATATCTTATATGTAAATGGTGAATATGTTGGCGATGATGACATCGGTAAGCTAATGCACGACTTCCGTTGTACCAATGCGGACGATATGAATTTTGAACTGATGGCACGAGCAACAAGATATTACAAGAATACACCTGAAGGAGTGAGCTATATGTGTGAAGTCATGGAAAAAAGAATCAAGGAGAATGTTGAGATTGCAGAGTACAATCAAGCCGTTCAAATGGCACTTGAAATGCTGGCTGATGGAACAATTCCGATTGAAAAAATTGCTCGGTTCTCACATCTTTCACTAGAAGAAGTTCAACAGCTCGTTGATGAACAGAACAGCAAAAACTGAATAGAAGAATTCCAAAGTCCGGAACGACAATACGTTCCGGATTTTTTTGTTTTTACAGACCAAATTCTTTGACTTTCCGATAGAACCTGTTTGGCTTCATGTTCAGCTTCCGCATGGTCGCTTTTGCTGTCTGCTGTCCAGCTCTCCATTTGGCACACTCTGCCCTGAAACGCTCCTCATCAATCGGGATAGGCTGTCTGCCCTTATACTTTCCGGCGGCTTTGGCGATAGCGATTCCCTCTCTCTGTCTCTCCAGAATGGTCTCCCGTTCCAGCTCTGCCAAACCAGCAAACACAGTCAGCATAAATTTTCCTTGTGGGGTAGTGGTGTCGAGCTGTTCCCGAAGGCTGATAATCTCCACACCCTTCTCCTGAAGCTCGTTCACGATGCGGAGCATATCAGCACTACTTCTGGCAAGCCGAGCGTATTCAGACACGACAAGCACATCACCGTCCCGAACATAATCCATCATCTTTTTGAGTTCCGGACGGTCAGCATTCTTTCCGCTGCACTTGTCTATGAAAATTCTGTGTATCGGATGCCCGAAGTCTTCCAGAGCCTTGAGCTGTCGAGCTTCATTCTGGTCTGTACTGGACACTCGGACATAGCCGATGTATGTTTTTCGCTTTTCTTCTTCCATTTTTTGGGATTCTCCTCTCAAAACCTGTTTTCTTTAAGTTTATCATATTTCATAATATATGTCAATACTGATTTACAACTTATTTGAAATAGCTATCAGGAGTCTGTCAAGGGTGTGCTGGCAGGAAATAGTACGATTTGGCGTGTAATGCTTACTTGAAAGAATCGAGCATAACCATTCCTTTTCCGATGCTTATCATATCTTCTGCCTGATATTCACCATTCAGATAGTTCACAAGCATCAGTGTGATATAACTCTCCTCATTCGTTTGTATAGGATATTGTGTTATTTTTCGCTTGAACCGTTCATAAAACTTCCGCATGAACAGTCTCAGGGAATCTTCATGGTCATTCATATCTGCATTGATATAGTTCAGTCTGGAAATCAGGGTGTCGGCATTCAGAATTTCTTTTCCGGAATAGCTTGTTTTTTTGGTGTAAAGTGCTTTTGCAAGGAGATGAATGGTTTTTCCTACAAATTCCTTGTATTCAGACTGTTCCAGAGAACCAGTGGGCAGGTCGCTGTAACCTGTAAGGAACTGAAGGGCATTTTCAAAGTTATGAGGATTATTCTGGAAGAAGTCAGGAATCCAGCAGTCACGGACTGCCCATTCATCAGGGTCAAATTCCCCATAATAGGACTTGAATTCTTCTTCACTGCTGAAAATAGTATCTGCATGATAGGGATTTTCTTTCAGCAGAGGACTGCCCATATAGAACAACATTTCACGGAAGTTTAACGTTTTGGAAGATTCTTTTTCAGATTCAGACCGTGAGGGCAGAGGGCTGCCTTTGGATTCAGAAGGCTGTTTTTTCGGAATAGATTCACAATGTTTGCTTGATTCAGATGACTTGGGACTGTATTTTTTCAGTTGATTGCGAATCGTACTTGTGAGGTAGTTTTCTTTTGCAGAGGGATATTTCAGCTTTTTCAAAGCTTTTTCGCACTCATGCTTGATTTTTTTGATGAAGGCAAACAGCGAACCTTCTTTGCTGATGATTTCTTTCAGCTTACTGATGATTTCTTCCAGTTCCATTGACTCAGATTCTACAGAATTTTCCAGATACCTTGTAATTTCAGGAACAAAAGCTTTCAGTTCCTGTTTAGCAGAATCGCAGTCAGAGTATGTTGTTATCAGTTCTTCCAGTATTGTGAACTGTTCGCTGTTGTCAGGAGATAAAATAATTGTAGGGTCTTCGTTGAGTCCGTCAGTCGTTTCCGGACTGACAGACAGACTTAAAACAGAACTCTTTTTTTCTTTTGGAGTTCTTATGTTGTTGCTCCCTACGGCATTCCGTACCGGCGTTCCGTAAAGGGACACGGTTAAATCCTCGCAATTTCCATCTTTTTCATTTTCTGAATTTTCAGAAGCATTCTGATTAAATTTCGGATTCAGTGACGGCACAGCATAGAACTCATAATAATCTGCCTGAAACTGACCGCCGTTTCTGTTGCCTGCTTCAACCCTGCCAAGTTTCTCACAGTTGGAGAAACCATGCTCCACTAAATCTGTAAGCGCACTTTTAGTCCGCTTTCTGCCCCATGACATTTTGGCACCTATTCCGCTAGAAGAAAAACGCCATTTTTTTCCGTCTTTTCTGTTCTTTTCCTGTGAATTCAGCATCAGCACCGTTGCAAGCAGCTTGAATCCATCTCCAGTCAGTCCGCTTTCTATCGCTGCATTGTATACTTTTGTAAATCCGGGTGTTCCTGCCGGAAGTTCAAATACGCCTGCTCCTATCATAAAGCTTCACCTCTATTCCGTTTGAAGTTTGGATTTAATTCTGACGATTCATAAAATTTATAAGTTAGTTTGCTATGCCCATACTTATCTTTGACTCTTTGTTTCTCAGCATAGCCTTGTTTCAGCAGACAATTGAGAGCATCTTTAACCTTCTTTTCTTTCCAATGTAATTCTTTTCCAATTGCAGGAATAGAGAAATAGAAATCATCCGGAAGAGTATATATTTTAACTAACAGTCGATATGCCTCTTCTGAAATTTTTTTATCTAAAGCGGCAAAGTGGCAGAAGAAACAATCTGCTTTATATATAATCTCAAATTCTTCTTCGCTTCCATCATATAACGGAATAGAATCAGAACGATTTAAAGCTGCTGTTATAGCCATTACCGCTAAAAGACGGTACTCAAAATCTGTAAGTTTTGAATTATTTAATAATTCAATTGCTGTTGCTTTTTCATTTTTCATAAAAAAATTCCTCCTGAAAAGTCTTGATTTTTCGGAGAGAATATGTTATAATATACTTAACGTTTTTTATTTCTATATTCTCTTATTATATATTCTCTTATATAATATTCTATTCTCTCCGAGTCCGTTCGGTGTTTCTGCACCGGGCGGCTTTTTTTATTTTTTCTTGATTCTGCGTGTGAATCTTATCAGACGGCACTTTTCTCTGAGTCTGCATCAAAGAGAGTGTTCGCTTGTTCAGCTTCACGGCGGTCAAGTTCTGCTCCGATTGTAGTTGTCTGGACAATGTAATCATCGCTTTCTTGTTGGGCTTTTAATGCTTTTTGCATTTGCTTTCTTGCTTTGTCACGAAGTTCCGGTTCAAGCATAAAGTATTTTTTCAAGAACTCATCTTCTGATTGTGCATCAGATAACTGTTCAATTAAATCTTGAGAGGGTGTTTCTATTTCTCCATCAAGCAAGTAATCTGCGCTGACTTTATAGAGGGTGGCAAGTTTACGGACTGCGGATACACTAATTTCACGTTCACCATATTCATATTTTTGATAGGTATAGTACGGAATACCGGCATTTTCAGCACATGATTTCATTGTCAATCCGTTCTCTATACGCAATTTTCTAATTTTTTCTGGAATGGTCATACTATCACCTTCTTTCTTTATGATATTATAGCACAATCGGGCGAGAATGTCAACAGAAAATTTTCTCCAAAAATATAAATATACATTTTTGCCAATTTATTTACTCAATATTTGTATGATATAGCATATTGACTTTTAGTACAATCGGGAGTATAATTATTAAATAAGCGTACAATCGCACTAATCGGAAAGGAAGATATATTTTATGCCAGAACAGGAAATAGTCAGATTTGCTAATGATACAAAGGCGGCATCAGAAACCTTGTACAATAATGGGATTTTAGCAAGAAGCGAAGAAGAAGCACAGGTATTAAGTATGTATCGGGAACTGAATGAGATAAATAAAATCAGTATTTTTTCCAGAATAGAAGGAATGCTTGAGGCTCAAACATATCAAATGTCCGATAAATAAGAAAGGCTTCGGAACTCTCTGGAACTATGGAGTAGAGAGAAATGCAAATCCCCTCTCACAGGGAAGAATGTGGGAGGGGACTGCATAACATTTGTCAATAATTCACTTGATTAGCCATTTTTGGAGCCGCTAAATCATCTTTTAGTGCTGCATAGATGCCCTTGTAAAGTTCAGTGTAGAACTCAGCTACTTTCTGACCGCATCCGCTGACTGCATCAACTTCACTCGCAGGCATTTTCGCTACAGTAATTTCTTTGGCGTATTCAGCCGCCAACTTTGCAAGCTGGATGCCAAAAAAAGCCGCGTTCACCTGCGCTATCAGTATTACGAAATGAAAAATAAAATGCAGAAAATTTCTGCCCTCATTCCGCCTGAATTTCAGTCGCTCTCCTATTCACTCGGATGGTGCGCCAAAGCTGTCGATTCTCTCGCTGACCGTATCGTTCCCGATGGATTCGATAACGATACTATGCAGATTTCTGAAATTTTCCGGCTCAATAATTCCGATGTCCTCAATGATTCTGCTGTTCTGTCCGCTCTGATTTCTTCCTGCTGCTTCCTGTATATCGGATGGAATCAGCACGGCTATCCGGCAATTCAGGTCATCGACGGCGAAAATGCAACCGGTACGATTGACACTGTCACAAATCTGCTCACAGAAGGCTATGCTATCCTGAAATATGATGATAACGGCGTTATCGAACAGGAAGCGCATTTTCTGCCGTTCCGGACAGATTATTATACTTACGGAAAACTTTCTGATTCGGTAACGCATAAGGCTCCGCATCCGCTCCTTGTGCCGGTTATCTACCGACCGGATGCAAAACGTCCCTTCGGGCATTCCAGAATTTCACGGGCTTGTATGGGTATCGTGCAGAACGCGCTTCGCACCATGCTCCGGACGGAAGTCGCTGCCGAATTCTACAGCGTTCCGCAGAAATATATTGTCGGACTTTCCGAAGATGCCGAATTCAATAACCGTGCGGCGACACTTTCCAGTTTTCTGCGCTTCTCGGAAGATGAAAACGGAAAAACGCCGTCTCTCGGACAGTTCCAGAGCGGAAATATCGAACCGTTTCTGAGTCAGATGAAAATGCTTGCTTCACTTTTTGCGGCGGAAACCAGTCTGACCCTTGATGATTTAGGCTTCACGACAGAAAATCCGTCCTCTGTGGATGCTATCCGCGCCAGTCATGAAAATCTGAGACTGACTGCACGAAAAGCACAGAGAACGTTCGGCACAGGCTTTCTGAATGCCGGTTATCTCGCCGCCTGCATCCGCGACCAGTACAGCTATGAGCGAAGCGCATTTGCAGATACGCAGTGCAGCTGGATGCCGATTTTTGAACCTGATGCTTCCATGCTCGGCGTGATGGGCGATGCCGTCCTGAAAATCAATCAGGCATCGGAGGGCTTCATGGGTGCAAGAAATATCCGCGCTCTGACCGGGCTGAGGAGTGATGCGGAATGACCGAACAGGAATTCTATCAGGAACTTCTCGCCGAACTCGACAGAGCTGCCGAATCAGATAAACAGCTTGCTTCTCTTCTGGAAAAAATCCAGTCCGGACAGGCTGATTTCGCTGATTCCGCCGCCTACTGGCAGAAATTCTCTGCCTTAATCGGCTCTGTTCTGAGTCAGAATGCCGTTTCTCCGGGTTCCGGTCTGAACGAAGAAGTCAGCTATCTGATGCTGAAAAACGGTCATATGCGTGCTTTTGAAATCATGTCTATGGTGCAGAAGGCTCTTGACCAGAAACAGAACATTCACATCAATCCTATCAATCCGAAATTTCCGGAGGAACGCGCCCGTCAGGCGGCTCACTCTCTGGAAGATACTACTGTCAGTCAGGAAGTCATTCAGAGACGCGCCGAAAATGCAATCGCTAACATCGCGAACACGTTCCATGACGATTATATTCAGGAAAATGCGAACTTCCGGCAGAAAGCCGGTCTGAAATGCCATGTCAGCAGAACGGGCGCATCCAAATGCTGTGCATGGTGCGCCGAAGTTGCCGGGCGGTATTCTGTCGGCTCTGAACCTGCCGACTTCTGGCGGCGGCATGATAACTGCACCTGTAAAATCAGTTATGAAAATCAGAGAGTCCGTCAGCAGCTTTCCGGAAACGGAAAAGGCTGGGCGGTCACTTCGGAGATACAGCGGCGAAGGGCGCAGGCAGTTCAGTATAAGCCCACTGTTCTCACTCCGGAGCAGGCGCAAACCCTCGAACAGCAGAATTTAAGCCGGTTCAGAGGCTTGACAATTGCCGGAAAAACTGGTATAATATCATTAAGGGACAGCAGTCAGATATTGTTTTCGGTTACAGAAAACTCTCTGTCTGCAATTCCGGATGTATCAGTATTTTCAGATGAACGTATCAATCACGCTGTGAAAGAACAATGCAGATTTATTCTTGAATCCGTTATGCATGACGAAACAGGAACAGAATGCACAGTTTCAATCAGCATGAATGATTGCCATACAGAACATCAGAAGGGTGAATCAGGTGCAGGAACTGTCATACCGGTTCGCATGGATACACCGTTTATTTCTATTCATAATCATGCAAGCAATGAAACAATCTCTCCGCGTGATGCACGCTTATTATCTCTTTGTGAAAGCTGTCATGCAGTAGTCGTAATTGGGAACAAAGGCGATAAATTGTATATTCTGCAAAAGACAGACAAATTTAATGCAAGAGGTTTTTTTGATGCTATTCAAGAAAAAATCAAACCTGAGAACAGCCATGTATCTGATGACCAATTTTTAAAGGAGAGTGAAAAGTATGGCACAAAGTATTTCAGATGAATATATAAAACGCTACCGTGAAGCAATTGCTGAGTACGAACCATACCCGTTGAGTACGCTTGATGAACTTGCATTTGATGACGAAAGTCTTGATGATGACCGTATATATGCTACATGGGCATTAAAACAACTTTTAGAAAATGGAATTCCAATCGAAACCAATGAAACCGCCTGAACAGGGCGGTTTTCTCATGCCCGGAAGGAGTGAAAGCAAGATGAAAGCGAACTATCAGAATCTGAAATGCTGTTACTGTGGAAAACGTTTCAAGCCTGGCAATACCAACGGCGTGCCGAACGGATTGGGTTTCGGCATGGAAAGCGGAAAAGTTTACACTGTATGTCATGAGTGTATTTCTTACAAGCATGAAGAAGTTATCAAATTTATCAATGAATCAGAAAAGGCTGAATAAGCCTTATTTTTATACCCCGGGGGTGCTGAAATATGGCAAAACCTAACCTTCGCCCCGACCATAACGGCACACAGAGGGCACAGTTTGACAGCAACAAGAAAAAAATCTACGCAACACAGCGGCTGTGCGGCATCTGCGGAAACCCCGTTGATTTCAGCCTGAAATTTCCGCACCCGCTAAGTCCCTGTATCGACCATATCATTCCGGTATCGAAAGGCGGTCACCCCTCTGAACTGGGGAACTTACAGCTTGCGCATATGTGCTGCAACCGGCAGAAATCTGATAAACTGGTTATCCGGACAGAACTGACACATCAGAAAGACCCCGTCGGCAACCGGAATCTGCCGCAGACGTTCGGCTGGAAAAATCTTTGAATCTGAAAGGAGCTGACTGCATGGCTGAAACTCGGCTCGGCAGACAGACTCCGACAGTTTCAGTTGTACTGCCGTATACGGAATCCAAAGGCGCAGAAGCGGTCGCACTCTACAACAAATCCGGCAGAACCGCGCTTGACTGGCAGGCTCTCATACTGGAAGATATCATGGCTCTGGATGAGAACGGCTTATGGCTGCATATGAAATTCGCCTGGTCTGTTCCCAGAAGAAACGGAAAATCCGAAGATTTGGTTATCCGTTCCATGTATGGAGTAACTCACGGAGAAAGAATTCTCTACACAGCACACAGAGCTACAACTTCTCACAACGCATGGGAAAAAGTTATCGAACGGCTAAGTAAAGCCGGATATGTCGAAGATGAGGATTTCAAGACGTATAAGCGTTATGGTCTGGAAACAATTCACTGGCTGAACGGGGAGGGGGTTATTCATTTCCGGACACGCTCCAGCAAGGGCGGACTTGGCGAAGGCTTTGACCTGCTGATTATCGATGAGGCGCAGGAATATACTTCCGACCAGGAATCTGCTCTGAAATATGTTGTCACGGACAGCAAAAATCCTCAGACGCTCATGTGCGGAACGCCGCCGACTGCTGTTTCCTCCGGAACGGTCTTCCTGACTTACCGGCGCGATACCCTGACCGGAAAAAATGAAAATGCCGGCTGGGCGGAATGGTCTGTGCCGCGTCTTTCCGATGCGCACGACCCGGAACTGTGGTATGAAACAAACCCGTCGCTCGGCACGATTCTGACGGAAAGAACCATTCGTTCCGAGCTCGGCGACGACCAGACCGATGATAATATTCAGCGTCTCGGATTATGGCTGACATATTCGCAGAAATCCGCCGTTTCAGAACGGGAATGGATGCAGTTCAAAACGGATTCGCCGCCGGAACTGAAAGACCCTGTCCGGATTTTCTTCGGCGTGAAGTTCGCAAAGACTTCCGGAAATGTTTCCCTTGCCTGTGCGGTGAGAACTGCTGACAAGAAAATTTTCGTGGAAGCTCTTGACTGCCGACCCGTCCGGGACGGTCTGGACTGGATAATCGCTTTTCTGCGGAATCCTCACGCCGAAAAAGTCGTGATTGACGGTGCTGCCGGTGCGCCGCTTCTTTTGCAGCATATGAAAGATGCAGAAATCCGGTGCAAAGCCGTTCTGCCGAAAGTCAGCGATGTGATTGAAGTCAATGCACTCTTTGAACAGAATCTTTTCGCCGGACAAATCTGCCATGCAGCACAGCCGTCACTGGTACAGGCAATCACCAACTGCGAACACAGGGCTATCGGTGCAGGCGGCGGCTTCGGTTACGCTTCAATTCTCGAAAATGCCGATGTTTCGCTTCTGGAAGCCGTTACTCTTGCGCACTGGGTCTGCGCCAATACCAAAGAAAAGAAAAAACAAATCATTACTTACTGAATTATGAGGTGAACACATGGAACAAGCTGAACTTGCGAAAATCAACGCCCTGACAAGGCGCAAATTCACAGAAAACTATCAAGGGAAAGCAGTTTGAATATCCGGTTTATCTGGACTTCGAGGAAAAATCACAGTTCGCACTCGGAAAAGCGAAGTGTTCCGAAATGGCGAAGGCGTTTCTTGATATTCTCGAAAATGCCGGATATTACGCCGGACTTTATGCCAGTAAGTCCCATCTGGAAAACTACTTCACGGAAGAAATTCTGAAACGCTATACCGTCTGGGTGGCGCATTACGGCGTTTCAGAGACTTCCTACAAGTACCCGTTCAATATGTGGCAGTATTCAGATAACGGAACTGTGCCGGGCATTAACCGCCGCTGTGATATGGATTACTGCTATAAAGAAAACTTCCCGGAAATCATCAAATCCGCCGGGCTGAACGGCTTTCCGAAGTCAACCATTTCCAATTCGGAAACAGTTGAAAAGCCTGTTGCTGAACTCGCTCAGGAAGTTCTTGAAAACAAGTGGGGCACAGGTGCGGACAGAAAAGCGCGTCTGACTGCCGCCGGATATGATTATGCAGCTGTCCAGAATGCTGTCAATGAACTCCTGAAACGAAATGAACAGTCTGTTGAAAAGCCTGTTGAAACTTCGGAAAAAGAAACCATTCAGGTGACTGCCGTCAAGGACGGAAAGACCTTCTCCGGAACGCTCACAGAACAGTAATTCACAAGAGAATCACGAGAGGATTTTACAATGAAAAAACCGGATGCCATGCTGATGGCGACTTTCTTCGCCGACTGTTTCTATTCGGCGACTTATCCGTATATTTACAAAGAAATCATGTCTGGCATTTCTGGCGGAACTGTTGCTGTCAATCAGATTGTAAACTGCCTCAGCGTGATTCTGTTTTCGGCACTGTGGAACAGATTCTCGGACAGGCTCTTTCCGTTCTATGCAGTTCTGTGCGTTCTGGAATGCCTTGCAGGTTTCTGTACCTCGCTGTATGTGACATTTCATCCGGAAAATATTCTAATGTACTATGTTCTGGACACGCTGCTGTTCTGCCTGATTACCCGGAACATCATCTGCGGCGGTGTACGACTCCGGGCAATGCGCTATCCGACCGAACAGCAGAGAGAACACTTCGACAACAGCAGCAATGCTGTTTCCGCAGCGGCAACTATCATCGGCTCGGCAGCGGCTCTGTTCCTGCATCTGGATTTCGTTCACATGGTCTGG